GCACCACAACCTTTTGCGATGCCACCTTGTTTAAAACTAGAAACTTTTTTTCTGTTTTGTGATACTTGATTATTAGAAATAATACCACCATCAGCTTTTTTATTTTTCTTACCACCCGGTGTAATTTTTCCTGAACAAACTCCACTAGCATACATATTTGCATATGCACTAGGGTACACTTTAAATTTCCGTTTAGCTGCGGCTTTTCCTTTTGCACAAAGTTTAGCCATTGTCTTTTTGCTCACAAGGGCAAGTCATACAACCACAATCCATACATGTCATACCACAATGACAATGATGACCACATTTTTCACATATAACTACTTTGGTCACTTTTTAACTTTGCCTCCTTTTTTCATCATTTTAAAGTCTTTACCACTTATTTTACCGTCTTTATTTTTATCTAATTTAACTTGTCCACCAACAAGTTTACCGTCCTTATACATTTTTCTTCTCTTTCCGTTTTTTAGTTTTGTAGTCATTTTTAATGCTCCTCTATTTATTGTCATTTTTTTTTCATTTCTTTTTACTAATCATACCTTTGATACCAGGTGCCGCCCTAACCCCCAGAGAAACGGAGCAAGCCAAATATAATAAATGGGTGTAATACTCTGGTAAAGTTTCCAAAATTTCAAACCCACGAGCTATATGTGGTTGCATGAAGGGTAGGAAGCTACAAATTGCAGGTACCATTAGGGCTAGTAAAACAAATTCGTCTTTCCAGCTCCCTTTCATTTGATCTACGGCTGATGCTTCCCATGCGACCTTTCCTGCGATTTGCTGCTCCTTCAAAGCCTTAGTTGCTTTTATCTCAGTAAGCTTTAAATCTGCTTTTGCCTTCTTCGTCTCAACGAAACCTTTGACTGTATCTCCGATAATTGAAGTGAGAGGCCCAACTAATAGATTAAACATTTAAACCCCTTGTATTATTATATATAGAACAACAACGGCAATACCTATAACAATAGCTTTGCCTTTTTTATTTAAGTTTGTCCATTTAGATAATATTTTCTTTTTCCACATCATATTAGACTCCTTTGGTGTGGAGAATTATAGCAGTTATCTTGTATTATACAAGGTTCCAATACCTTCTGACATTGGACCACTTTTAGGTGCTACTGTTCCACCATATGCAAAAGGAAGAACTCCTCTTCTAGATAAATAATCTGTTATATATAGCATATCTTCTCCACTTAAATCATCTTCTTCGTTAAATAAAAAAGGATACATTTCTTGAAAATCTTCTGAGGTCATGTTACCAGATTCAGAATAGGTAGTAGTAACCTGTTCATCTAAAGGTAATGTTGTTAAATCTTGTTCAGTAAATTTTGGAGGAATAAAATAAGCTTCATTTGAAGTCATGGTTGGAAGAACATCTGATAAACTAATTGTATCTTCATCTTCATCTTGTGGAAAAAATAAATTTTTTCCTTTACCAACTAAATCTTTTAAAATATTAAAAGCTGCTGAACCAGGTATTGCAGCTTTAGCTAAGACATCTGCAAGTCCTTGTGTTCTTACCATATCTACTTTATTAACATTTGGATCTGTATACTGTAAAGAATTATAACCTGTAACTCCTCTTGATATATCACCACCGAGTTGACTAAGAGTAGGTGCTGTAGCAGTTAGTTCAGGATTCATCATAGATAAAATTGTTCTACCTTGATCATCTTTTAAACCTGTTCCACTTAAATTAATTCTATCAATACCATCTGGTCCTGTAAAAGTTTTAGCTCCTGCGTCAAAAGCTTTATTGATTGTATCCATCTTACTTGCATAAGATTCAATGTCAGCAGGTCTACGATACTTAGATCCTACCTCTCCAATGTTTTGACCAATTGATTGAAAGGAAGAATCTCTTCCAAGGTTTTGAAGACCTTGTGCAATTGTGTTTGCTTGATTTTCAGAAACTGTAGCTAAACCTGTATTACCTGCCATAGCCATTGATTGACCGGGGCCCATCGGTTGATTAGCCATTCGATTAAGATTAGGCATACCAAAGCCACCTATATTCATAGTAGGTCTACCTGAAGGAATAATTCTTTCTGGAGTTGAAGGTGGGGTGTTTACAGGAAATCTATTAAGGGAATATTTTTGTAATTCCTCCATAGGATAAACAGGTTCTCTTGCATCTTCTAGAAATTTATTTCTACCTGAGCCGCCTTTTTTTGGAGATGTTTTTTTTGTTTTACTTCCCATTTTGTAATAATCCTTGTTGTATTAATGTTGCAAGAATTCCATCCAAACCTTTTGACATACCACTTCCAAAATTAGTTACAGGATTAACATCACGGGGGGCAAACGGCATAAACATCATATTTCTTTCTGGTGTGCCAGGAACTGGTGTGTTAGGTAAAGGAACTTCTTCTGGTTCAAGTCCTGGAGGTGGTGTGCTTGGTAAATTTGGGCTAAACTGATAACCAGGAAAGGGATTGTCAGGTAATTGTGGAATTGTCATTGACGGAGGTGCATCAGTTTTTTTTATATTTTCTATGAATTGCTGTGTTAAAAGATCTTTATCTCTCACCGATGGAGGTAATGCAAACATTTTCATTCCAGGTCCACTTCTATCAGGAAGACCCCTAAAAGACTCATAAGCTATTTGTACTGTTTCAGGAGTTAAATTATCTCCTCTTAATCTTTCTGCTCTATTTAAAACTTGATCTGCTTTTTTTCTTGATAAACCAGATATGGATCCAGGACCTACAGCAGCTCCTGTTCTTGCTCTTGATTCTCCTGGTGATACTCCTGTTCCTACTCTACTGCCCATCTACATCTACCATTGTCATTTTTTGAATACCTGATTTTGCCAAACTAACACCTGCTCGAAGTTTTTGATGTTCATCATTCTGTTCTAACTTATCTTCCGCAATTTGTCTATTAGAAATTAACCTTAGTCTGTCTAATTCAGATTTTTCTTCTCCCTCTTTTTCTTTTCTAGCTTCTTCTTTTGCTTTTAAATCTACTTCTCTAGCTTTTAGTTTTATAAGAGGGTCTTTATTCATTTCATCGTTAATTTTTTTCTCTTCGTTCATGAAATCTTTAGTCATATCTGCAATTAATACTGCTTTTCTAGCTTCAATTGTAACTTGTATACGCTGTATTTCAGGATTTTGTGCCATTTGTTGTGCCATTTGTGGATTTTGTTGCATTTGCATTTGAATTTGTTGTAATTTCATCAAATCTTCTGCAAATTCTATTTGAATTTGCTCTTGTGCCATTAAACTTATGTGTTCAAGCACGTTTTTAAACACCAAAGAAGAAATTAATGGGTTATTTTTTACCATATTTGTCGCCATAAAGTTTAAATGAGCATCAATGTGAGATCTATGGTCTTGTTTTGGAAATGCTTGAAAACTTTTTTGACTCATTGCTTGTATGTGTTCCATACTTGGATCCATTGGTGCGGGTTTTGCAGGTGGTGGTAAGATAGAATTAATATCTTTAACACCTAATGCAGAATACATGTTGTAATAAGCGTTATATAAGTTGTGTAGTTTAGGGTTAGACATTGCCATTTGCAGTTCCGTTTGAGCTATAGATATACGCTGCGTTTGGGAGAAAATATTCGGATCCGCAATTGGCAAGATGTCTACTCTATCATCAAAGTCAGTTTGTTTAATGCTGCGTTGTCCACCGACAACATCGTAAGGGTACTCAGGAGGAAGATACAAACTAAAGACTTTAGATAATAAACTGAATTCTTGTTTTAAACTTGAATAGAGTCTCTTGTGAATAGCTGACATCACACGAGATCCACGTTCTAATAATGCTACTGTCGTTCCTACGGCAGCACCTTGATTACCGTCACCTACTTGCATGTCTGCAATACTAGCGAAACGCTGACCTGCAGAGACAACTGTACTCATTAAGGTAAGTAAAGTTTGTGAAGGTTCTTTAAAAGGTAAGGGCATAAAAGAATCTCTTAAGTTTCCACCGGGAGCATCCACATCTCTAAACTCACCAGGTTGTAGAGGCTGTGCATCATCTCTCACTCGAATACCACGCATTTTAAATCCTGCAGGTAAGTTCGCTAAAGTTCCAGCGTCTAGTAATTGTCTGAGTGCTGCCGTAGCAGTTCGAGATAATCCACCAATCATGTGAATCAAACCAAAGCCATAAAAACCTAGACCCGGTAAAAATTTAAAATGTACAAAATAATCAACTTTCTTTTTTAAAGGATCACCTTGTGCAAAATTTCTTCTAATAGATAAAACTTCATTTGTACCCTCTTCGATTGTGACGATGTAAGGTAACTTAATTCCTGTAGGTTCATTGCTTTGAGGATTCATATCTTCAAAACCCTCTAGATCTAAATTTACATGACACTCTAAAAGAGTATACATGTCTTCATCTTGACCACTTGCCTTAACTCCTTCAAGTTCTCTCTCTTTACTTTTTACATCAGTATCACTTGAATCATAACTTGTAGATAATTCTATATCTCTGTAAAAGCCATTAACTTGTTGCTTGCGTAAATCATTTTCAGAGATCTTTACAACATGAATAACTGTATCCGCTTCATCTAAACTTGTTGCTGAGTAAGGTACAACTAAATCATCTGCAGGAATAAATTTTGATACAGCTCTGTTTAATAGTTGATCATAGTAAACTTTTTTAAAAGTAGATCCTGCAAGAGGTAAGTAAAATAACATTTGATCAAAGTCTGCTTCATACTCTTTCATGACATGCATGATCTGATAGTTCATAAATTCTTTCACACGATTGGCCTGATCTTTTCTTGCCATGTCGTCTTTACCGACAACTTGTGTTCTTACAGGTCCTCCTGCTGGTAATAATTCTTTATAAGCAAGTGATTGAAATTGTGTCACGGCTTCTGATAAAACAGGATGAGTCGCACCACTTGCACCTCGAAACGGTTCACTCTTGTCTTCGTATTTAAATCCTAATAATTCTAAACCATCGGTGTAAGCTTTCTCCCACTCTGACCTTGATGACTTGTAATCTTCAAACTTAGAAGAAAGATCCGATCCAATCGGATCTAAAATTGTATCAGGTAATAGCTCTGCTAAATTAGAAAAGTGTTCGCTAGGATCCATTGGCTCCATAGCATTCGGATTAAAATTAATTTCTGCTCCACCGTCTTCCATTTCTGTGATGTCAACAGGACCTGTATCTTTTTTTGTTTCTTCTACAAAAACTTCTTGTTCTTCTTCCTCAAGATTTAAATTTTCATTTGGTAATGCTTTATCTATTTCAGCCATTAATAATACGTCCTTTGTTGGTGAGGTAAGGGTTCATCTTCTTGGTCGTCTGGGTGTTCAATAAATCCTCCCTGTCTAAATCTCATGACAGCTTGTGTTGTGCTATCTACTAAATCGTCATGGTCGCCATATGGAAACGAAGCACATTCCTCTATAACTTCCTCTGCAAATTTTTTATCTGGTGCCCAAACTTGTCCTGCTTCAAAGATAGGAGCTACAGAATTCACCCTTGTATGTTTATCATTTCCTTTACTAGGTGTAAAGTTTAAAACAGGTATTCCCATTTTGCGTAACTCATAAGTCAAAGGTAGTCCTGATGCTTTTGCTTCCACGATCACCGTTTCAGGTTTCCAATAATCATATTGATCTTTAGCTACTCTTCTTAGTTCTGGGAACTCAAATCTATCTTTCACACAATCTAATAACAACAAGTTCGGTCCGCTGTCCTCGGTCGGATAAAAGACTCCCCACGTAGTAATAGCTGAATAGTCTGCTGTTTGTTTTTTCATAAAAGCTGTATCGTAACTTTGTATCACATGATGTAGAGCAGGAAGTTCTTCGCTTTCATACACCCTCCACCATTCTCGTTTAATGATAGACCCCTCTTCCGCCGTGGGGTTTTGTTGGTACTGAGCATTCCATTTGCTCACGGACAGCGAAGCTTTGACCGTTTGTAATTCGTCCAACTTCCAATATTCTGGCCATACAGGTTTATTGCTTGGTAGGATTGCTGGAAATTCTATAATCTCCCATTGATCTGCTTTAGGATCACTTTGAGCTTTGAGCAGCATTCCTGTTAAATCTTTTGTGTTCCACCTCGTCATCACCAAAATAATTCTACCACCAGGTTGTAAACGCTGACGAGGACCAGAGGTATACCATTCCCAAGTTCTCTCAAAGGAATTCATGTTCATCGCATCTTGCTCCGAGTGAGGGTCATCAATAATAAATAGATCCGCACCACGACCTGTCACAGCACCACCAACACCTGTCGCAAAATATTCACCACCTTGATTAGTTTCCCAACGACCTGCAGCTTTAGAATCTTCTTGTAATTTTGTAGGAAAAATTTTTCTATACTCGTCTGTATCAATTAAATGTTTTGCTTTACGACCAAAGCGAACAGCGAGTTCTGAATTAAAAGTTGCTTGAATAATTTTTAACTTAGGGTTCCTACCGATCATCCAAGCGGGGAGCAGGAACGATGCAAATTCTGATTTTGTATGTCGAGGTGCCATATTGATAATCAATCTTTTAATCTTGCCCTCGGCCACTTGATTAAACTTATCAGCCATGATTTTGTGGTGGGACCCCTCTATGAAATCAGGCCAAACATATTTTACGAAAGACATAAAATCAGTAGAGACAGCTTTTTCTTTTTTCTTCTCTTCCAATCTTATTGCATACTTCATGAAGTCTTTCTTAGCATCAATAGGTAGCTTTCTTAGATCTATATCTTTTAACATTTAAAAACGAAAAAAAAATTTAAAAAATTTTTTCAATAAGTATTTTAGGTGATGTTATCTCTAAAATCGACTATATACAAGTACATTAGGAT